TAGAATTGCCCTTTATTATAACAATACATTGGACAAATACTTTTCGATCCCTTATGGACCAAAAATTGATGCACCAATCCAATCTGAAGAAACTCAGATTCAAGAATCAGTTATGGATGCTTTGCATAGAATTGTAAAGACCAAACAACACGAACCAGTTCAATTTGCCGATGGTACAAAGATGAAAGTTGACCACTATACTGCGTCAGCAATTACTCAAGTACATAAAGCTTTGAACGATGATAATAAAAAGAAGTATGAGTCGATGGTAAATAAGTCTAAAGAACATTTAGGCCGTGCTTCTGATTTTGCATTTAGGCATATGAAATGACCTTTGTGGAATCTATTATACATAGAAAGTTGGATGAAGCAAGAGAAACAATTCATGCTCGTCTTAATGAAATCGTGTCTCAACGTCTTGAAGAAGCAAAGCGTTATATTGCAGCCGACATGTTTGAAGAAGTTATTTTAGATGAAGCAAGTTCAAACATTATTAAAATGGGTAGAATTCAAAAGATTCGCCGTAGAATTAGAAGAAATGCTAAAGGTCGTATTGTCGTTCAAAAGAATGTTAAACGTTCAGGCATTAAAGGTTACAGAATTTCGGGCAATACACTTAAACGTATATCTGCTACATCACGCCTTCATAAAGCGAGAATGTTAAAGCGTTCTTGGAAAACAACACGTAAAGCTAAATTGCGCCGTTCATTGTTAAAAAGAAAAATGTCAATGCGTAGGCGCTCATCCATGGGAATAAAATAAAATGGCACTAGAAGTTACAAACTCACTAAGAGGTCCATCTGTTATCAGATGCGTTGAACCTGGAACATACACTATCAATCTTACAGATTTGAGAAAAAATACAGTTATAGAAACAGTAACATCTGCCGATATTAAGCGTGTTACATGGTCAACGAATGGCAGTATTACTATTGTTCGTAATATTACTCCAGTCTTGTCACTACAAGGTTCTGGTGAAATGAGATTTGATGAATTTGGCCACTCGATTGCAAATAACAATACAGCTAATGTTGTTGTTACGATTGCAACTGGCGGCACTTTGGTTATGGAATTAAGTAAGCAAGCTACATTCTCTGTAGATGTTAATACTGGAGCATAACCCAATGAAATTAATTACCGAAACAATTGAAAGTGTTAAGTACCTATCAGAAGCTTCTGAGAATGGTAAAAAACACTTGTACATTGAAGGCACATTCCTAGTTGGCGATAAAGTAAATCGTAACAATAGAATGTATAAAATGAACACGTTACGTGAAGAAGTAAAGAGATATAATGAAGAATACATTAAAACAAACCGTGCTTTAGGTGAACTAGGCCACCCTGACACACCATCTATTAACTTAGAACGTGTGTCACATAAGATTGTGTCCTTAGATGAAGATGGCAACACCTTCTATGGTAAAGCATTAATTCTAGAAACTCCTTACGGTCAAATCGTAAAGAATTTTATTGAGAACAATATTCAAGTTGGAGTGTCATCGAGAGCTATGGGTTCTGTTGTGCAAACAAGAGAAGGATACAACCTAGTTCAAGACGACCTTAAACTTGCCACGGCAGCTGACATTGTTGCCGACCCATCAGCCCCTGGCGCTTTCGTCAATGGTATTATGGAGAATAAAGAATGGATGTTTGTTGAAGGCCGTTTCGTAGAAATGGACTTTGATGATGCTAAAAAACAAATAAGAGCGGCTTCTTCCAAACAAATAGAGGAAGTTGCGCTAAAATTATTTGAAAATTACTTACGAAAACTTTAATTTTATAAATAAGAAATCAAAAGGAGATTCCTAATGGCAAACAGTAAACTAATGGAAGCCGCAGCCGATATTCTTGCAGGAAGCAAGAAGACAGCCTCAAGCATGCCAGCCCAAAAACTGCCTGGTGAGGTTCAAGACCTCGGTGGCCCAACTAATACAGATGCTCATCCAATGGGTGACTCTGAGAAGATTGATGCTACCAAAGGTGCTAAGAGCGCTACACCACCAGCTACAAAACCATCAGCAGCTTCTGCTGACACTCAGAACAAGCCAGTTGGTGGCAAAAAAACTATGAGTGAAGAAGAAATAACACATGACATGAATTCGTTGTTCTCAGATGACGATACCATTTCAGAAGATTTTAAATCCAAAGCTGCAACAATTTTTGAAGCTCGTGTCTTTGACCGTGTATCTCAAATTGAAGAAGAAACAGAAGAACGATATGCCGGCATGCTTGAAGAAGCAGTTGAGACTATCAAGGCCGACTTGACCGAAAAGGTTGATGACTACCTTTCTTATGTTGTTGAGCAATGGATGGCAGACAATGAAATTGCAGTTGAATCCGGTCTTCGTGCCGAATTGACTGAAGACTTCATTGGCGGCTTGAAGAATTTGTTCACAGAACATTACATCGATGTTCCTGCTGACAAAGTGGACCTAGTTGAAGAACTTTCTACTAAAGTGGAAGAACTAGAGTCTAAACTTAATGAAGAAATTGAAACAGGTATTCAATTGAAGAAATCGCTCATTGAATCCCATAAAGCAGAAATTGCACATGAAGTCTGTGATGGACTTGCAGCTACTCAAGCTGAAAAAGTAAAAGCACTTGCAGAGAGTGTTGATTTTTCTACAGAGGAAGAATACAAAGAAAAGCTTGAGACAATCCGTGAGAACTATTTCCCATCTGGCACTAAAAAGGCTGATGTGAGAGACCTACATGAGCAAGTAGAAGATGGTAGCGAGAAACAAGTAACCGCTGCTGATCCATACGTTGCTTCTGTCATGCAAGCAATTTCGAAAACTAAAATTTAATTAAACAAATCCACAAGGAGAATTATATGTATTTGTCAGAAAGTCTACAAAAGAAATGGGAAGGCGTACTGGAGCACCCAGACCTCCCAGCTATTAAAGATCCATACCGTAAGGCCGTTACTGCTGTCGTGCTTGAGAACCAAGCCGTTGAAATGCAGAAATCTGCTGGTATGTTGTATGAAACAGCACCAACGAACTCTATGGGTTCTACAAACGGTGGTTTCCAAGGCGGTTCAGCTGCTGCAGGTCCTGTTGCCGGTTTCGATCCAATCCTTATCAGCTTGGTTCGCCGTTCATTACCTAACTTGATTGCTTATGATATCTGCGGCGTTCAGCCAATGACTGGACCTACAGGTCTTATCTTCGCAATGCGTACTAAGTATGCAGGTCAATCCGGTACTGAAGCCTTCTTCAATGAAGCTAACACTGGTTTCTCTGGTTTGGGTACCTCTGGTAACCAAGCATTTGCAGAAGGCACATTGCCAACAGAAATCTTCACAGGTAATGCCGCTGCTGTTGGTGCTATGTCAACAGCTCGTGCTGAAGCCTTGGGTGATGGCGCTGCTGCTAACGCATTCCAAGAAATGGCATTCTCTATTGAGAAAGTTACTGTTACTGCAAAGACTCGTGCTTTGAAGGCAGAATACTCAATGGAACTTGCACAAGACTTGAAAGCAGTCCACGGTTTGGACGCAGAAACAGAATTGGCAAACATCTTGTCTTCTGAAATTCTTGCTGAAATTAACCGTGAAGTGGTTCGTACAGTTTATGGTTCCGCTAAAATCGGTGCACAAGTTGGTACAACTACTGCTGGTGTGTTCAACCTTGATACAGACTCTAATGGTCGTTGGATGGTTGAAAAAGTTAAAGGTTTGGCATTCCAAATCGAGCGTGAAGCTAATACTATTGCCAAAACTACTCGTAGAGGCAAAGGTAACATCATGATTTGTTCATCTGATGTTGCTTCCGCTTTGGCAATGGCTGGTATCCTTGATTATCAATCTGCTCTCAGCTCACAAGTTAGCTTGACAGTTGATGACACAGGTAACACATTCGCTGGTACCATCTTCGGTCGTATCAAGGTCTATATTGACCCATACTTCCCAGCTAACTTCTCTAGCGAATTCGCTGTTGTTGGTTACAAAGGTACTAATGCCTATGACGCTGGTCTGTTCTACTGCCCATACGTACCGTTGCAAATGGTTCGTGCAGTTGATACGGGTACATTCCAACCAAAAATTGGTTTCAAAACTCGTTACGGATTGGTTGCAAACCCATTCGCAGAAGGTACTAACCAAGGTTTGGGTGCATTGAACACTCAAGCTAACAACTACTACCGTGCATTCCGCATCAGCAACTTGATGTAATCTAAACCTCCGTTAAGAGAGGTACTTAAAAGAGGGACAGAAATGTTCCTCTTTTTTTTGCTTTATAAATAACCATATGACAGCAATAACAAGAGCCCCAACTAATCCAAACTTTCTTCAACCGAATAAGTTTCAGTTGAACTTCTCACGCACACCTAATGTACAATACTTTGTGCAATCACTAGGCGTACCTGGTATATCATTGTCTGAAATCCCTACGACCAATCCTTTCCTTGACATATTCTCACCGGGCGAAAAGGCCATTTATGATTTGTTAAGTGTTACCTTTTTGATTGATGAGGAAATGAAATCGTGGTTAGAGATACACGATTGGATCCGTGCAATGACCTTCCCTAAAGAGTTTGAAGAATACCAAAAGTTGCCTAGACTTAATAAGTATGCGAGTATGGCTAATCAAAAAATGCCACAATTCTCTGATGCAACTATTACCTTGTTGTCTTCAAGTAATAAACCTTATTACAGGTTTAAATTCCATGATGTTTTCCCAACATCTATTTCTACCTTTGTTATGGCGGCAACTGATGACCCATCCAACCCAATGACGGCCGATGCCACATTCAGGTATAGTTATTACGATATTGAAAAACTATACTAAAAACACTTGACATTTAGTTACACTTAGTGTAACCTTCCGATAAGAGGAATTTTATTATGAAACAGTTAGATGAGTTACTAGAAACATGGCGGCAAGATTGTGATATCGACCGCACAGAGCCTGCTAGGGCATTGTTAGATATCCCCAAACTACACAGTAAGTATTTGAATATACTTTCAAGGCATCGTTTGCTTTCAAAAGAATCTGAGTTTAAGTATAACAAGATGAAGAAGTTGAAGTGGGAATACTACACAGGTAAGTTAGACGATGACGACCTTGCTAAGTATGGATGGAAACCATTTCCATTTCTACTTAAATCCGACATCACTACATATATGGATAGTGATGAGGATATGAACAAACACTTGGCACACAAGGCGATGCATGATGAAATCGTTGACGTATGTACATCTATTCTCAAAGAGCTAAATAGTAGAACGTTCCAATTAAGGGACTTTATAGCATGGGAAAGATTCATACAAGGTGTCGGTTGATTTAATATTACATCATAAGGATGAGGCATTCATCCGTTTTGAGTGTGACAGAAACATAGCTCAAGAGTTATCAGACTATTTCACATTTCATGTTCCAGGTTACCAGTTTGTTCCTGCCTATAAGAATAGGCTTTGGGACGGGAAAATTAGGCTGGCAGACCTGAGAACATTTTTAATCTATCGTGGATTAATTCCTTACATTGAGAAGTTTTGTGAGGAACGAGAATACAAACTCGCATTAGACCCTATCATTAGTGTCACAGAAAACTTCTCCGCAATTGAGGCAGAACAATTTGCCAAGTCTTTGAATCTACCACATGAGGTTAGAGACTATCAATTGAAATCTTTTATTCAAGCAGTCCGTAATAAGAGGTTGTTATTATTATCACCAACTGCATCAGGTAAGTCTCTTATACTTTACCTTATCATTCGTTATTTGCAAATGGCGGATTACAAACGTGGCCTGTTAATCGTACCAACTACATCACTAGTTGAACAGATGTATTCTGATTTTGCATCTTATGGTTATGATTCAGACCAGTATTGCCACAGACAGTATGCAGGTAAAGACAAACACACAAATAAGTTTTTGACCATTACAACATGGCAATCAATATACAAAAACGAAAAAGATTACTTTGAACAATTTGATTTTGTTCTTGGTGATGAAGCACACCAGTTCAAAGCTAAATCTTTAACAACAATTTTATCTGGTTGTACCAACACAAAATATAGAATCGGTACAACTGGTACACTAGATGGCACACAGACACACAGACTGGTACTAGAAGGTCTATTTGGTCCTGTTTACAAAGCAACTACAACTGCTGAGTTGATTGATAAAGGACAACTTGCCTCATTTAAAATTAAGTGTTTGATTTTAAAATATCCAGATGCAATTTGTAAAGAGGCTAGGTCTTGGGATTATAACCAAGAAATGGAATACATTGTAAAGAATAATGCACGTAATGAATTTATTAAGAACCTTGTTATGTCATTGAAAGGCAACTCTCTTGTTTTATTTCAGTTCGTAGAGAAACATGGTAAGAATTTATATGAGATTATCAAACAAGAAGCTGGTGATAGAAAAGTATTCTTTGTTCACGGTGGTACAGACGTAGATATTAGAGAATCAATAAGGGCGATTACAGAGAAAGAAATAGACGCAATCATTGTGGCTTCATATGGTACTTTCTCCACAGGCGTGAATATTCGCAACCTACATAATATTATATTCGCATCACCTTCAAAGTCGAGAGTTAGAAACTTACAATCGATTGGTCGTGGTCTTCGTTTAGGTGAAAATAAAGAACAAGCAGTTTTGTTCGATGTGGCTGATGACTTTAGAATAGGCAAATTTGCCAATTTTACATTGAAACATTTTGCCGAACGTGTTAAAATATATGATGAAGAAAAATTTAATTACAAATTTTACAATATAGAGTTAAAAAATGCCTAACCTTTTAGAAACAAATATCAAAATCGTAAGATTACAAAGTGGTGAGGACATTATAGCTGATTGCATGGCAACAGAAGATGAAGAAATTATTTCACTAAAACAACCAATGCATATCATATTCAAAAGAATTGCATCTGGTAGAAGTGTTATGATGATGATGCCTTGGTTGCCTATTGAATTGATTAAAGAGAATGTGGCCAACGTATATGGTGCAGACATTCTAACCATGATAGACCCTAAAGATGATTTGATTGAGTATTATCATAACTCAGTTAATGATGAAGACATGACAAAAGCTACAAGTGCTTCTATTCGCCCACAACTATTTGACGAGTATGATGATGATGAAGAACCAACTGACGAAGAATTAGATGAAGAAGAACTCGAAGAATTGTTAGAAGAAAAGAAACAAAGTAAAATACATTAAGTTATTGAGGACATATTATGGCAAACGTGACATTCGTGGTACCAAGTAGTGCTAAAAAGGCCTATCAGGATTTAGCAAACTACCACTCAGCAATTGAACCACCAACATGGGCGTGTTTACTTGCTCAATCAGTTAGAGCAAAAGGACATGAGCCTTGTATTCTGGACTTTGATGCAACACCAAAGACAGACGAAGATGCGGCAGAATCAATTGCCGATACAAAACCAAAGTTGGTAGTATTTGTTCTCTACGGACAAAATCCAAACTCAGGCACCACAATGATGATTGGTGCCACATCATTAGCAAAACAATTACGTATTAGTCATCCAAATCTAAAGATTGCTTTTGTTGGCTCACATGTGTCTGCATTACCACATGAAGTAATTAAATATAACTTTGTTGACTTTGCTTTTATTAATGAAGGTGTTCATGCCCTCCACGCATTGTTACAAACAGATTTAGTTAATGAGTTGGATAAAGTTCCAGGTATTTGGTACAAACAACATTCATTACATAGACCATCAGCGCCTGCTAAAGTTGTTGAAACTAGAGACATGGACATTATGATGCCGGGTTATGCATGGGACTTATTACCTAAAAGAGAAAACCTATTAGACACATATCGTGCTCACTATTGGCATACAAACTTCTTAGATGAAGGAAGAACACCATTTGCGGCAATTTACACATCATTAGGTTGCCAATTTGCATGTAACTTCTGTATGATTAACATTGTCAACAGAACTTCTTATGATATGGGAACAACATCGGCTGATTCTAAAGGTATGAGATTTTGGTCTCCAGAATTGGTATTAAAAGAATTCGAAGCCTTGTACAATTCAGGTGTTAGAACAATTCGTATTACAGATGAAATGTTTTTTCTTAATAAGAAGTTCTATGTGCCGATTCTACAAGGCATTATTGACCGTGGTTTAAAATTTAATATGTGGGCATATGCTCGTGTTGATTCTATTCGTAAAGACCAACTTGCATTATTTAAAAAGGCTGGTGTAAATTGGTTAGCATTAGGCATCGAAGCAGGTAATCAAAACGTTAGACTTGAGATTGATAAAGGTCGTTTTGAACAAGTTGATATCCGCCAAGTTGTGAGTGATATCAAAGATGCTGGCATCAATGTACTTGGTAACTATATGTTTGGTTTTCCAACAGACACATATGAAACAATGCAAGAGACATTAGACCTTGCGCTTGAGTTGAATTGTGAACATGCCAACTTCTATGCAGCTATGGCTTTGCCTGGTAGTCCATTGTATATGCATGCTAAAAGTAATAACTGGGAATTGCCGCAATCATTTGAAGAATATGCCTTCTTATCATATGATTGTAAACCAATGCGTACTAACACATTGACAGGTGCGGAAGTATTGAAGTTTCGTGATGATGCATGGCACACATACTTCTCTAATGAAAACTTTATTAATTTGGTAGATGATAAATTTGGTGCTCAGTCTAAACAAAATGTAGAAAATATGGCCCAAATTCGTTTGAAAAGGAAAATTCTAGGTGACTAAAGATGATTTAATTAATTTCGAGAACCGAATTGCCGATAGATTCAACAATGGTGATATTAGAGCACCAGTTCATCTTTATTCTGGCAATGAGGAACAAATGATTGAGATAATGAAAGACGTTAGACCTGATGATTGGGTATTCTGTTCTTGGCGCTCACACTATCAATGCCTTCTAAAAGGTGTTCCAATGAATAAAGTGGAAGAAGAAATCGTAAAAGGCCACTCTATTACATTGTGTTTTACCGATTACAATATTTACTCCTCTGCTATTGTTGGTGGTGTTTTACCAATTGCGGTGGGTACTGCTATGTCACTTAAACGTGATAAGAAAGATGCAATGGTATATTGTTTCTTAGGTGATATGACTTCTGAAACAGGTATTGCTCATGAGTCTATTAAGTATGCCTTGAACCATAATTTGCCAATTAAGTTTATCATTGAAGATAATAGTAAGTCTGTATGTACCGACACAAGAGATGCTTGGGGTTTTAAAGAATTAACTTTCGAAAATGCTATTAATGATAAAATTGTTTATTACAAATATGATAACAAGTACCCACATGCAGGTGCTGGAAAGAGAGTGCAGTTTTGAAATACTTTGATGAATTAAAACGTAGCATGGAATGGCTTGCGACACATGAACGTGTGTTGTTTATGGGTCAGGCAGTAGCAGAACCAGGTACAGGCATGTCAAACACTTTGAAAGATATTGACCGCAGTAAGCTATTAGAGTTACCTGTTGCAGAAGATATGCAGATGGGTATGACTTTAGGTATGGCATTGAGTGGTCATATTCCAGTTAGCATCTATCCAAGATGGAACTTTCTATTATGTGCGACCAATCAGTTGGTGAGTCACCTAGATAAAGTGTCAGCAATGTCTGATTATAAAGTAAAGACTATTATTCGTACAAGTATTGGTTCAGAAAGGCCATTACATCCACAGGCACAACACGTTGGTGATTTTACTGATGCATTTAAATTGATGTGTAAAACGGTAGATATTATTAAACTTGAAAATCCTAAGGATATATTCCCTGCTTATGAACTTGCGTTATTGAGAGATGATAACCGTTCTACAATTATTGTTGAGTACGGAGATTATTATAATGAAAAATGATTATCACTAAAACACCATATCGTTTATCTCTATTTGGTGGCGGCACAGATTATCCTGCATGGTATAGTAAACATCCATGCAGGATTTTATCAGCTGCAATGGCAAACTATTGTTATATTACTGTTAAAGAGTTACCGCCATTCTTTGAACATAAAACAAGAGTGGTTTACTCTAAAATTGAAAGCGTTAACACAGTAGATGAGATAGACCATCCTTCTGTTAGAGCATGTTTACAACACATGGGGATTACAGGAGACATTTCTATTGTGCATGATGGAGACTTACCTGCACGTTCTGGCATAGGCTCCAGTTCTTCATTCACAGTTGGTCTATTGAATGCTCTACATGAATATAAGAATAAACCTTTTGGGTCTTTAAATTGCCTGGCAAAAGAAGCCATACACATTGAACAGAATGTTCTAGGTGAGAATGTAGGCATACAAGACCAAATCATGGCTGCATATGGCGGTATTCGTGTTATTAAAATGAATGAAAATGGTTGGTCAACAGAAGAATTAAAATTAGATTCTAATTACATTAAAAATCTAGAGTCTCATATCATGCTTGGGTTTTCTGGAGTAAGTAGATTTTCAGGAGAACATTCTTGTAAAGTTGTTACCAAAATTAAAGAAGATAAAATTCATAGTCAACTGACAGATATGGCAGCACTTGCGGACAGCGCCATAAATAGTATTACCAGACATTGTAGTGTAGAAGAAATTGGAAAGTTACTACACGAAGGGTTTACTATCAAACAATCCATTGGTACAGAACCATGGATTGATGATATCTACCAACATTCTTTACAATGTGGCTCATTAGGTGGCAAACTAATGGGTGCTGGCGGTGGTGGTTTTTTTATGTTTTTAGTACCACCTGAGAGACAAGGAGAATTTAAAAAACAAATGAGTTCTATTAAAGTGTGGGTGCCATTTAAATTTGATACAAATGGTAGCCAAATTATACATCAATCAAACTGAGGTTTATTATGAAATTTCCATTAATGCGAAATAATATTTTGAGAAATGAGTTAGATGCCGTCATTGAGCATTTGAAACAAGATGATCCAATTCTAACCAATGGCCCTAATTGCCGAGCATTCGAAGAAGAATGGTCTAAGTGGTTAGGCGTTAAGTATTCTGTTTTTGTTAACTCAGGTGCTTCTGCCAATCTGTTGTCAATGACCTTATTGAAGATTCAACACCCATTTGGTGGTGAAATCATTGTACCACCTTTGACATGGGTATCAGATATAGCTTCTGTATTGCAATGCGGATTCACACCAGTGTTTGTTGATATTGACCCAAGAACATTGGCAATGGATACAAAAGGTATTATTAATGCCATCACACCAAACACTAAGGCAGTTTTCTTATCACACATCCAAGGTTTTAATGGTCTTACTGATGAATTGTTGGATGAATTAAAGAAACGAGATATTCCTTTAATTGAAGATGTGTGTGAATCACATGGTGCAACACATAAAGGTAAGAAACTAGGGTCTTTTGGTTGGACTTCTAATTTCTCATTCTACTATGCTCATCACATGACCACAATTGAAGGCGGTATGGTTTGTACCAATGATGAAGAAACTTATCAGACCTTGAGAATGTTAAGGTCACATGGTATGGTTCGTGAGCTATCTAACCAAGACTATAAAGATTCTTGGATTGAAGATAATCCCGGTTGTAATCCAGAATTCATCTTTGCTTACCCGGCTTACAATATGCGTAACAACGAAATTGGCGGCATACTTGGTCGAAAACAGTTGCCAAACTTAGATGAAAATGTTAAAATAAGGAACTTTAACAATGAAAGGTTCTTACGTAACATAGATTCAAACAAATACTTTACTGATTTTGAGCTAGAAGGTGCTAGTAACTATGCATTCAACCTAGTGTTAAAAGATAAAGATAATGTTCGTTTGGCTAATCTTATGAAGACCTTGAAAGAATCTGGAGTTGAATTCAGAAGAGGCAGTGCTGGTGGTGGTAATCAATTAAGACAACCTTATTTGAAAAACTTAATGCCTCCTGCACACTACGAAGAATTTAAAAACACGGAACATATTCACTTCTATGGATTCTACATTGGTAATTTTCCATCAATGACAGTAAATGAAATTGATGAGATTTGTGAAATAATTAATAAGGTATAAAATGGCAAATATTTTAGTGACAGGCGGTGCAGGGTATATTGGTTCTACACTTGTACCAATTCTTTTAAGTAAAGGACATAACGTAACTGTACTTGATAACTTTATGTATGGCCAAACGTCTTTGAACCAATTGGCACACTTGAAAAACTTTAATGTGTTTAGTGGTGATGTTCGTATTAAATCTGACATTGCACCAATGTTAAAACAAGCTGATGTTATTATTCCATTGGCTGCATATGTTGGTGCACCATTGTGTAACAAGGATCCAATTGGTGCATCTTCTACCAATAAAGATGCCATCTTTTTGATGCTTGATAACTTGTCACAGAATCAAGTCGTATTGATGCCTACAACTAATAGTGCCTATGGTACAGGTACATATTGTACCGAAGAATCATCATTGAATCCTATTTCACTTTATGCCAAAGATAAAGTTGAAGTTGAGAAACGTTTGATGGATCATCCTAACTCCATTAGTTACCGATTGGCAACAGTATTTGGTATGTCACCACGTATGAGAATTGATTTGCTTGTCAACGATTTTGTACACCGAGCCGTTAATGATGGATGTGCTGTGTTATTTGAAGGCCATTTCAAACGTAACTATGTTCATGTACGTGATGTTTCTAATGCATTTGTACATGCGCTAAATAACTTTGAAGACATGAAAGATGAAATCTACAATGTGGGTTTATCAGAGGCTAATGTTTCTAAATGGGAACTGTGTGAAGTGATTAAGAAATATATTCCTAGTTTCACATTTTTGGAAGCTGAAGTTGGTAAAGACCCTGACCAACGAAACTATATTGTATCTAATGAAAAGATTGAGGCAACTGGTTTCAAAACTCAACACACATTAGATTCAGGTGTTGAAGAACTCATTAAGGGTTATCGTATGATTAACAACCGTAAATATGGTAATGTTTAATGGAATACAATAAGAAGAATTTAAAATTGGTGTCAGATATCATTATTAGAAATCTATCACCAGACTTATTACCTAAGAAATGGGTTGAACGTAATTCAAACAACCCAATGTTTGGCCATTGTCATACCGCTTCTGGTTGCCTACAGAAAGTATTTGGTACAAAGAATATTAAACTATACCGTGCTTTAGATGATGAACAAATCTGGCATTGGTGGGTAGTAGATGTTAACGGAGATTTGATTGACCTGACTGCCGAACAATACTATTCTCAAGGGAGAAACCCACCCTACAATGATGGGACCAAGGCATCGATACTAGGATTTGACTATCGTAAACGTGTCTTGAGGTTACTGGAAAAGGTAACTAAAGAATTATCTGAAAACGGAACACCGCTATGATATGCTTATTTGAAGTTGTTGTCAAGCGCTAATACAGGCAAATGTGAAAGAATATTATTATGACTGAAAAGAAACCTAAACACTATATTAACAACCCAGACTTCCTTGCCGCCTTGGTAAAGTATAGAAGTCAATGTGATGAGGCTAAGACTTTAGGTAAAGAAGACCCCAAGATACCAAACTATATTGGTGAATGTTTCTTAAAGATTGCAGAACACCTATCACGTAAGCCAAACTTCATCTCCTATTCCTTCCGTGATGAGATGATTGCCGATGGTATTGAAAACTGCCTGATGTACTTCAGAAACTTTGACCCGGTAAAGAGTAACAATCCATTTGCTTATTTCACTCAAATAGTGTATTATGCTTTCTTACGCCGTATTATGAAAGAGAAAAAACAGCTCTATGTCAAATACAAGGCAACACAACAGATTGGTATACTAGACGAATTTGAAATGTTTGAAGATGCAGATGGGCATCAGAAACAGTTCCAATTATATGACAATATCTCCGAATTCATTTTCAACTTTGAAGAAAGTAAGAGAAAGAAGAAAGAGGGTAAAGCTAAAGGTCTGGAAAAGTTTATTGAAGAAATATGAAATTAGTTATTCTTGGTGACACACACTTTGGTGCTCGTGGTGATTCGTTAGATTTCCACAGATTCTTCCAAAGATTTTATGATGAGGTATTTTTCCCATACCTATTAGAGAATGATATTAAGGTAGTTGTACAGTTGGGTGATTTGTTTGATAGACGCAAGTTTATTAATTTCAATTCACTCTATCTTGCTCGCAAATACTTTTTTAATAAGCTCAAAGAACACAACATTACAATGTACACTCTATTAGGTAACCATGATGTTGCCTATAAGAATACACTTGAAGTTAATTCATCAAGTATGTTATTGAAAGAGTATGATAATGTCACGGTGTTCGATGAGTTCGCCACAATCGATTTTGGTGGTGTTCCTATCGATGTGATACCATGGCTATGCGATGACAATGAAGATGAAATCTTTACCAAAATCAAAGAATCGAAATCACAAATTTGTTTTGGGCATTTTGAGATTTCAGGCTTTGAGATGGATAGAGGCAATGTTAGCGATGTAGGTATTGACAAGAAGACATTAAACAAGTATGATATGGTCATTACTGGTCACTTTCATCACAAATCGGATGATGGGAATATCTTCTACACAGGCACTCCTTATGAGATGACTTGGGCAGACTATCAGGATGATAAAGGCTTTCATGTCTTTGATACTGATACTAGAAATATGGAGTTCATAGTAAATCCAAATCGTATGTTCCGAAAGGTAATGTATGATGATTCAAAACAAGACTTTGAATCTTGGAAACAATATGACTACCCATCTTTGAAAGACTGTTATGTGAAAGTTGTTGTTATCAATAAACAAAATCCATATTTGTTTGATAATGTATTAGACAACCTATACAAAGCAGGCCTATCTGATATTTCTATCGTAGAAGATTTTACTGATACCGCATTTGATACTGACCAAGATATTATTGACCAAGCGGAAGATACAATGACAATACTTTCAAAGTACATTGATAACCTTCAATTGCAGGTTGAACCAGAGAAATTAAAAAACATAATGCGTGAACTCTATGTTGAGGCATTGAATACAGAAGTAGCTGAATGATTATTTTTCGTAAGGTTCGTTGGAAGAATTTACTTTCAACGGGCAACCACTTTACTGAGATACAACTTGATGGTAACTCCAACACATTAGTTGTTGGTGAAAATGGATCAGGTAAGAGTACAATGCTTGATGCATTGTGTTTCGGCCTGTTTGGCAAAGCATTTCGTAATGTTAACAAGCCACAATTGTTGAATTCAATCAATCAAAAAGATTGTGTCGTTGAAGTTGAGTTTGATGCCAATAATAAATCATATAAGATTATTCGTGGTATTAAACCAAATGTGTTTGAGATTCAACAGAATGGTGACTTGTTAAACCAAGATGCGGCTGCAAGAGACTACCAAGAATTCTTAGAGAAGTTCATTCTCAAAATGAATTACAAATCTTTCACACAGATTGTTATTCTTGGTTCGGCATCATTCACGCCATTCATGCAGCTATCATCTTCTGACCGCAGAACTATTATTGAAGACTTACTTGACATTCAAATCTTCTCTACAATGAATGGGTTGGTAAAAGGTAGATTATCAGCCAATAAAGATTCAACTTCAAATAAGAAGTATGATATTGATTTGACAAAACAAAAATATGATTTAGAAAAGAAACATATTGATGAGTTGAAACAGAACAATGATGAGAAAGTGAAACAATATGAAGGTGAGATTGAACGTAATAATCAAACCATACAAACCTTACATGCAGAAATTGCTAATGCCTCAACATACGTTGCAGACTACTCTACCAAGGTGGCATTACAGGTTGAAACTGAGAATAAGGTTAAAAAACTTGGTAAGCTTGAATCACAAATTGAAAGCAACTTATCCAAATTTCAGAAAGATATCAGTTTCTTTTCACACAATGATGATTGTCCAACGTGTAGGCAATCCATTGCCGCCGAGTTTAAAGAAGGACAAATACAGTCCCTACAAACCAAGACTGAACAATGTGAACACGGGTTAAAAGAACTAGAAACGAAACTGTTAGAAGAACAGTCTAAGTTGAATGAGATTGCTGAAGTACAGAGAGCTATTCAGAAGTTACAAATTGATATTGCAACAAAGAACACTACCATTGTAGAAGTTAACAAGTATATTGTTAAGATGCAAAAAGAGGTAGAGTTATTGAAAGAGACAAAAGGTTCAACACAGCTACAAGAAACACAGCTGCAAGAACTCGCAAGTCAGTTGAAACAACTAGAATCAGACTTAAAAGAATTGATAGAAGAAAAAACATATTATGAAACGGCAACGTCATTGTTAAGAGATACTGGTATTAAGACCAAGATTATCAAACAGTATTTGCCTATCATCAATAAGTTGGTCAACAAATATTTATCATCACTAGATTTCTTTGTAAACTTTAACCTAGATGAATCATTTAAAGAAACAATCAAATCAAGGCATCGTGATGACTTTTCTTACCACAACTTTTCTGAAGGTGAGAAACAACGTATTGATATGGCCTTGATGTTAACATGGCGTGCTGTTGCTAAGTTAAAGAACTCATCTAATACCAACTTGTTGATTTTGGATGAAACATTTGATTCTTCATTAGACACTACTGGTACGGAAGAATTGATGAAGATTCTACACATGCTTGAGGGTGTTAACCTATTTGTTATTAGCCACAAGGGTGACATTCTACAAGATAAGTTTGCTAACGTAATTAGATTCGGTAAAGAAAAGAATTTTTCAAGGATAATAAAATGAGTGAAATACTAAGAATTGATACTAGTGCTGGTGTAACAAAAGCAACAGACACTATTGAAGACCTGCCTTTATATAATGATAATCATCCTATGTTAAAGGCTGTTATTCCAGAATATAGAATACAGTTGCCTAACCCATTGATGACCAAATTGGTTAAAAGGTTGAAACAAACAAAACTAAAATATGGCGGCATTGGCCTTTCTGCAAACCAATGTGGTGTTATGGAAAGAGTATTCGTTATTGGGTATGAAGAAACTAATATGGTTTGTATCAACCCTAAAATCATTGATGCTTCGGCAGACTTGATTAAAGACAATGAAGGTTGCCTCTCTTTCCCTGGTTTATATGTTAAGATATCAAGGCCTAGTTGGTTGGAAGTAGAGTACGTTACTGAAAATGGCGAACTAATACGACAAAGAATTGAAGGTCTGACTGCAAGATGTTTTGCACATGAATTGGATCATATGAATGGTACTAAGTTTACCGAACATGTTGGTCCAGTTGCACTCAGACTGGCTAAAGATAAACAAGAAAAACGCATTAAGAAACATGTGCGAAATAGAAAGAAATAATGGCATACGGATTTGACCCAAAAGATGATGTAGATACGCAATGGACAAAATGGCATGCAGACTTTAAAGAGCCTGCTGTTTTGACTGATGAGACTTTACGTGAGAAAATCATTAGTGACCTTACATTTGTATCAAAGATGGATGTCAAAGAATATACATTATACCAAAAATGGTGTGAAGTGCAAGACAGATATCCTACAATGACTGTTAATGATTTGTGGGAAGGTGAGAAGGTTGTATTACAGAGTGATGTTCAACGTGATGCTATTGATGACATTAAGAACAACTTTTGGATTCCAGAAACACTTGAAGATTATCTGAAACTTGAACCTGAAATGATTTACACAAACAAAGGTGAGAACTTGCCTGAATTGTGGAATTGTATTCGCACCTTTTCTTCTACAATGAAGAACAACTCTAACATTGGCCGCAATCTAAACTTCATCATTCGTGATAAGGTAACAAAGAAGTATCTTGGTGTTATTTGTATTTCATCAGACTTTCTTGATTTGACACCAAGAGATAATCACATTGGTTGGCCAAGAGAACTTAAAACACAAGGCGGTATGATTAACCATACTGCAATTGGTTCTACAATTGTTCCATTGCAGCCACTTGGTTTTAATTATGTTGGTGGTAAATTACTGGCACTTCTATGTCTTGCCGATCCTGTACAAGAATTGTGGAAGAAATTATATGGCGACACATTAGTTTCTGTAACTACAACTTCATTGTATGGTAGAACTAAGGCTGATGGACTTTCTCAGTATGATGGTCTAGACCACTGGCAGAAAATGGGATTTACGGCAGGTTCGGTATCATTTGAACCAGAAAAAGAAACACGATATGATATTCGTGATTGGTTGAAAACAAAACATACACGTAAATACTTTGAATGGTATGTTGCAAAGAAGCCAAGCGGACAACCACATAAGCGTGACCATAAGAATCGTTCACTTCAGTTTGTTTATTCTAAATTGAATATTCCTAAAGAGTTGATTCGTACAGACCATGCTCGAGGCATTTATTGGTCGCCACTATACGATAACTCTATTGATTACCTTAATAAGAAAATTGGTGATGATGACTTGGTTAAATCATTTGATACAAGCGTTGAAGCCTTAGTTGATATTTGGAGAACTAAACATGCCAAACCACGTATCAAACAATTGGCCAAAAAAGGCCGTAACAATAACGAAACCTTGTTCTATGACGACCTCTGTTATCTAACATGGGAACAGGCAAAAGAGAAGTATCTTTGCCAAGTTGGTCGTTAAAACGCTTGACAAACAGCCTATATAATTATATAATAGACACAAATGCGGAGAGTCCGAGACAGCCCGTCCCAACGGGCAGACAGGTTTAACTCCTGTTATCCGCTCCATTCCTAAGTCCCATGCGACTTCCCAACTGTTGTTTTTACGCAACAGGCTCTTGACAAATCCTCCAGTTTTGATATAATGGTTAGATAAATTCAAAAAGGTTTTGCATGACAGCATTTACAGTAGAACAAAAATCTCAGCTTGCCAAGTTGATGGCAACTGAGAACCTTACCATTCAACATTCAAAAATCCATACTGCCAAATTTGACCCAACTAAACGGATTCTTTATCTTCCTATGTGGAAAGATATGTCAAGTTTCATGTATGATTTGCTTGGCGGCCATGAGGTCGGTCATGCTCTTTATACTCCTGCGGATGGTTGGCATGATGTTGTTACCGATAAAAACAGAGGTAAGAATTATAAAGCTTTCCTTAATGTGATTGAAGATGCTCGCATTGAGAAAAAAGTTATTCGTAAATATCCAGGCCTTAAATCATCATTCCGTAAAGCATATGCTGAATTAAGTGACCGTGATTTCTTTGGCATCCAACATCGTGACATTAACCATATGTCATTCATTGACCGATTGAATATCTATACCAAGAGCCAATACAGCGAAAACATTAGATTTTCTGTTGAAGAAATGCAAATGATTGGTGAAGTTCAAATGCTTGAAACATGGAATGATGTGCTTCGGGTAACTGAAAAGATTTATGGTTATTGTAAGAATGAACAATTTGAATTATCAATTGGTGATGATTTTGAATATGACGCTGAAGGCAATCCCTTAGATGAAGATGATACCAATTCCGATTATGATTATGATACTGAATTGGATAATGGTGAATCTGGCGACAGCGAAGATTCGGATGAAACCTCAGATGAAACTACCGATGAAGAAACCGATGGTAACTCTGATGGTGAAGGTGACGATTCCGATTCTGATGATGACGGCAACAATGTGAATCGTGATAAAGATTCGCAAATGTCCAATTTCGATTCAGAAGATTTTGATCCAGAATGTGTAACTGACGATAACTACCGCAAAAACGAA